CCGGATTATCTCCCAACAAGGAGATTGACCTTTTGCTACTACGTAGCCACCTTTTCTCTTTGTCTTGACCCACACTTGACCTTCACCGCGATCTGGCAACTTAAGCCATTTCGCATAATGAAGGAAGTCGTTCCTCTTATAACCCTCTGAATAGTTAAACCTATTGTAGAGGAAAGAGTAACAACCGTGTGTGTCTCTCGTTATCTTAGAGTATTTAACTCTAGGGTAACAGAGCTGGAACCTCTCGAAATCATCAGATATCTTGAGACCAGAGTCATCGGGAAAGTAGTCTGGAACCATCTTAACTTGAAGGTTATTCAGACAATACAACTTGGTTAGCTCCTCGAACAAAGACTTGTCATAAAGATAGTCTCTTTGACCAAATACCATACGGTATTTTTCAATCAAAGAGTTACCTATTATGTTAAGCCAAGGTTCAAGGGCGCTTTTCCTCGTTGAGGTGGGGGCCCTTAAATGAAAGGGCCTTACTTCGTAACCACGGAGGTAATCACCCCCGCAGCTCTCTCTGAACCCTTCATCACCAAAAAAGGATTTCTCCCTATTGATGATGAATCCGTGTAGCTCCATGGTTGAAATAAACCGCGGAGCATCCTCGGATGGGACTATGCAATCATCTCCAAAGACGGAGCACTTCAACAAATCTTCCCATTCCGGGAAGCTACTGAAGAAGCTCAATCGATGAAGACGGGTTGCATGGGCCATGGTCCAGAAGACAAGAGTTTCCAGCGGAAAGGTTACCGCATTTCCCATCGTTGAGAACATGTTAAGTTCAACCTCACTACCACGGAGTGTGATAGTAGGAGATCGAACCTGTTCGCAACAATCAAACCATTTAGGAGGTAATAAATACCTTAATAGTTCGATCGACACACAATCACTAGCCGAGGACCAATCGATAGTAGCCTCTTTCGAGGTTATCGAAGCGATCCGGGCTCGGTTCTTGTGTAGCTCAGGTAGGAACTCTATGTCGAGCTTAAAAGACTTCATACGTCTATACATCATCTCCATAAGACCCTGCTGGAAAAACATATTACCAGTAGGTTCCACGGCGATCATGCGACGTATTTTGTCAGATTTCTCGACGGTAGTAGCTCGTGATCCACTTACTTCACTATACCTTCCCCCGGTCGGGGTTTGCTCGCTCTGATAGAGCATTGCACTCCATAACTGACTGTCATGGAGTAGGTAATAGTCAAATAGTGGTTTGACGCGAGATGTACAAGAGATAGGCAACTTCGATTTGGCTTCTAACGAGGTGTCACTAAAACCGACACCAATGCTAGAGCCAGTACCATGTTTACAGTACTGGAACCATTCGTCGTCTAGGAAGGGTGTCAACACGGTGTTCATCAGATTCCGAGCTCTAATGAGGATATTATCCTCATATGAGTAGGATCTGTTGGGGCGCACAATTGACGGGTCAGGAAAGTTGTAGTAACCTTTCTTGAAATCCGCCATGTGCTCATTGACTTTGAGAAATTTCTCATAGGTCAACTGCTCCAGAACGTCTTGTGAAGACCCAGGACTAACGTATTTTTTCGTTAATTCTGCCTTCTGTCTATCAATGTACATCTTTGTCGCGCTTGGCGCAGCCAGTACATCTGTGTTAAGGCTGTCCAAATCACGGGTAACTGCCAGCTGGATGGATGTTAGCATCGCATCTGGCTTAAAGAGCTTTTTACTCTTTGGTGCCATCTTTCTTTTCATTTTGGAAATTCTCCAGGTATGTAAAGATATGTGGTCAAATGGTTCAGATTACTGTAGCAAGGGGGCCTATTAAGCCCCCATAGCGTAAGCCACTCAAATCAATGAGGGAATCAACGCAGCTACAGCAATGAGTTTAAGATCCCAAACGCTTCCATTTAATGTAAGCCCAAAGGATCCTAACCCAAGAACGTAGTCGAAGTTTCACTTTATCTTCTCCGGAAAAAATGGCCGGAGAGTCATAAGTAATTCAATGACACGTTCGAGGATAGTCACGATCTTGTCTATTGTGGAGCGATCCACATTAGGCGTGTTCACGACAGACTCAAATTGTCCCAAAACGACGTAAAGTCGGAATCGGTCAATATCTGTGCCGCAACCTTGCGGTCTTCAAGTTTCTCTGCCGCTGTGCTTTCCACATCACAGTGATAAGAGATATCGAAGCCGCGCACCGTAACGTTGCCATTCTCAAGTTCCTGAGGGAACTTGACCTTGACGATGTTACGGGGTTGCGTATAACCATTCGGAGCGCCTGCGGAAACCCGCTCGCGCTTGACTGAGAAAATCATGGATCGTTGTAAACGCAGATCAGTATCTGCGGGAACAAAGATTTCATTCTTTTCACCAGAAATCCCTCGACTTTCGAAGTCAAGGGCCGAACCACCAGATGGTGTAATTGTCGCTCCTGAAAGGATTGACGCGGATGAAAGGGGCATGTTGCCTCCTACGTTTGTTGGCTAATCCAGAAGTAGCGTGAGCTACAACCTATGAGACCACTAGAGTAAGTCAAGCCCTTGTTAAAGGGGCAGTCTTACAATAGTAAGTGCAATTAAATCAGCAATTGATGAAATGTCCTTGACCACATTAGCCGGAGTGAAACCCGGATAGAGGTCAGAGACGCCAGGGGCCCAGTCCGTACGCTCATAAGAAAATGATTTCTTCTTACAAGTGTCCGGGTTCCACTGGGGTGACCCAAAGCCTGGGACAGCCGCATTAGTTACGGTAAACGTCTTTTCGGCGTTTACTTTACTAGTGTAGCTAGCCGCTAGGATCGTCACATTCGGGTCAAGGAGGTTAACTAAGCCTGATATAGAATTTTTCAGGTTAATTAACCGATCTACCATAAAACTGAGTGGAACAATTTCCCACGCAGTAGTAGGTAGGTCCTTGACTCGAAGCCCTAAATGAAAGGCCCAATTCTTCAGAGGATTTGTAACCTCATAAAGAATTGCCGCTCGAACACTAACTGTCACTTTCTCAGTTACGTTACAATTACACGTAGCTGAGTAGGTCCAGAAAGGTGTCGGCATCCCGTTGTAGTTCTGCGACGTGTCAGAGATAGGATACTCTAACGCGTATCTCGCCTTACGGCGCGCAGGTCTACGAGTCCGATCACGATCGTTGTACGCCTGTACAGCTTCTACGATACTTCGTATTAGCGGTGCAAGTGCAAAACGATACTGATTGTAGAGATCAGCAAGTGCCTTGGCTCTTTCGCCATGGTTCTTGATTTTCCCTGCTCTCAGCTTCTTTCGTGAAAAGGCGCGTTTAACGCCCTGGATGGCGGATAATGGATTTCTTAGAAACTTAATAGTTTCGCGGATCTCCAAAAGGTCTTCAAAAAAGTCATGCGGTGTAGCATCTACCCTTGCCAACGCAGTATTACGCGCTGTGCGAAGGTCCTGTTCTATATCGATACCATCAAGAGGATCAGCGTCATAGAGACCGAGAAGTGTGGGGTTACGATGTAACCACGCACGACTCTGGTTCCCTGCGACTCCGTTCGTCTGAAGGTGCCGAGTATAGGGCCAGGATTGCTGGGGAAAGAAAGCTGTTCCCCCCGCAGGATTCTCCTGCGAACTGCCCGCATAAGTCATCGGATTGTTAATAATTTCACCTTCTCGAATCTTTTTATAAAAACCTGGTGTGACAACGTCAACCATGTTTTCATGTCCAGATTCGAGTGGCATCTCATGAACAAGGACCGGGGTACCGGGTGGGGAATACATCCATCTTAAATCATAAGTATGGGTGGTTTCCGAACCGGTATCACGTTCGCGTGCTCGCTGAGACATCATTAGTCCTCCAATGTGTGAAGATCCGATAGACCCCGCAAG